CGAATCATCTTGTCACGCTCGGATCATTTTAAGCAGTTCGCCGGCCCCTTTGTGAAGGCGCTGGAGAATGTGCTTTATGATTGGGACTTCGGTGGTGTCAGGTTCATAAAACACGTGCCTGTCGACGAGCGTGCAGCTGCGATCGCTGCATTAGAGCGTGCTGGGTTGTTCTACCAAGAGACGGACTATAAAGCCTACGAATCGTCTTTTGTGGTTGAACTGATGGATGCTTGCGAGTGCGAGCTCCTCGAACATTGCTGTGAGGACTACCCGGCGGAGATGCGGTTGATGTGCGAGACGGATAAGGGAACGAACAAGCTCTATTTCGCTATGGGCGAGAGCGCTACGTGTGAGGCGCGCCGCATGAGTGGCGATATGTGGACTTCTTTGTTCAACGGTATAGGGAACGTGATGTTCGCCCGGTTTGTTGCAGTGAAGCAGCAAGTGAGCATCAAAGGTTTTGTTGAAGGTGATGACGGGTTATTTGCCACCTCACAACCACTAGATAGTGCCCGGTTCAAGGAGCTGGGGCTTACCATCGAAATGCAGATGGTCAAGTCGCCTTGCGAGGCGCACTTTTGCGGTATGATTTTCGCGCGGTCGGGGGAGGTCATTCGTGACCCGCGAAGATTTGTACAAAAGTTCGCGTGGACTGGCAGCTTTCTGACGGCTGGCCAGAAGACAATGTTTGAGCTGTTGAAAGCCAAAGCAATGTCTGCACTCTGCGAGACACCGCAATGTCCTATAGTGGGTGTGCTAGCGCGAGAAGCGCTGGCGCACTGTTCCCACGTTTCACCTAGATTCGTCGATGATGGCTACCACGTTGTGCCGTGTGGTCCTTTCGTGGTCAAGCCGTTCGCACCCTCCCCAGAGACAAGAGAGTTGTTCTTTGAGAAGTTTGGCGTGACGCCTGCAAATCAGGTGCTCGCTGAAGACTGCATCAGATGTGGCGACTTCATGACTTTGGCACAGGTCATGCCCGCGCATGACGATGTGTCCCGATACGCTGCGCGGTATGTCGAAGTCACGTAATCTCAACGATCGGACAGGCAAACAAATCAGTCGGCCTTAAACAGACTGCCAC